TAATGATGAGCAATTCTGAAACATACTTTGCATATTTGTTACATTAGCAGTATTAAATAATGGTACTGTTGTTAATGATGAGCAATTATTAAACATATTGCTCATATTTGTGCCGTACAACGCAACGCCTGTTCCGTCTGTTGTAAGTGCTACGGCTGAACCGCCGTATGTTGTAGATACTTGAAAAGTATCTGTCGTTACGTTAATTATGTAATAAAATGCTTGAGCAGTTATGCCTGTTGTGCTAACAATAGAAGTAAAAGTAACGCTATCACCGTTTCTAAATCCATGCCCTACTGAAGTAATTAAATCACCTGTATCAGTAAATGTTACAGCTTTGCTAACTGGTGTAAGTGAACTGGTTACAAAATTACCAATAGACTGTAATTGTCTGCATACTCTAAATAAATTGGTAAGTTGTTTGCAATCTGAATTTACTAAATTAAATTGCTCAAGCAAATTAAAATTAATTACACCTGATGTTGATGATGGCGTTGGCACTGCCACTCGGTAATCAGTCAAAAACTCACTAGATACCGCAATATCTAAAAACCCGCTTGCGTATGCTTGCAAGTCTGTTTGATTGTGTTTTTCATTTAAATTCAAATACGTTAAGTTTTGCCCTGATTGTGGCGTGACAGTTACAATTGCCTGCTTATATCCTGCGTCCGTCAGCGTCCCATCAAATGCTGTATCGGCATAATCATATTCGTGATATGCCACTACGTTAGCTGCAAAGTTTTCCGTAACGCCATCACCCCAATCGACCGTATAGTCACCCGCTGCGACCAAAGCCAAAAAGTTAGCTGATGGAAAAATAGCGTGTAAACCGACAAACTTTTGATCTGTCGGCAACACGGTTGGCAAAGACAACCATTGCGGATTACGCACCCACGGTTGCCCACTTTGCAATGACTTTGTGTTTAACCCTGCGTTACTTGTCGTAGGGCTTGCGCTAACGGTGCGGATAGACATTAGCTAATCTCCGAACCAAACAAGTTAAACACTACATTTGCAGTCCCCGCATAAACGGTCACAACGTCTGTAGTCGCAAGCGTAATACCCAAGGTCAGCATTGTGGTGTTGTATTGCTCAATCGCTGCTTCGTACACAATGTAATGAATGTCGGCAAGCGTAGCACCCGCAGGACGGATTGCAATACGATACGTTGTACTTACGCCCATGTTGCAAATAGTAATCGTGCTGCATACCGCAGAAGTTGCCGCAGGAACTGTGTAAAGCGTTGTAGCCGTAGTTGCCGCAGGCTCAACCTGTCCCAATACTTTATAAGTTGTAGCCATTTAAGCACCCATTAAAAGAAAAGTTTGTTCAAAACCTGAACTACCGCCGCCACCCGTAGGAGGTGCGCTAGTCCAAGATGTACCATTGGAAGTTAAAACGTTGCCGCTAGTGCCTGGCGCAGTTAGTCCTGTGCCACCGTTCAAAACAGGCAATGCCACGCCTGAATATGTAACCGCTAACGTGCCATTTGTCGTAATTGGCGAACCCGATACACTTAAGAATGATGGGACGGTAGCCGCAACACTTGTTACTGTACCCGTTGTCGAATCATTAGATGTAATTGTGAAGTTCGGGTATGTTCCTGTGACTACTGACGTTCCTGCACCTGTCAGACTTACGGTTTGATCCGGTGCTGTGTTCGTTATCGTAAAGTTCGGATAAGTCCCACTTGTGCTAATGCCTGTCCCAGAAGTTAATGCAACAACTTGATCCGGTGCGGTGTTTGTAATAGTCAAACTACCGCTAGAAGTTATCGGCGAACCTGTAACAGAGATTCCTGTGCCTGCCGTAGCACCAACGCTAGTGACTGTACCTGTGTTGCTTGTAAACCCGCTAGGGTTTGTGTCTGAGTATGCGCCAACGTCAGAAGCATTAAGAACAACCGTACCTGTATAGCCATTGACGCTAGTTACAGCGTCCGTATTGTCAATCTTTTGCCACGCAGTCCCATCATAAACAGCCAAGTCCCCAATATTCCAATCCGTAATGCCGTTTAAGTTTGTAGAACCCGCAACAGACACAGCGTAGTAATGTCCCTTGCTGCCTACGCTTGATACCAAAGACGGAGTGTTGGTAGTTGCGTTCCATGTGCCTTGATAATTCAGACCACCTTGAATAGATGCGGGAATCTGAGTTAGCGGAACTGTACCGCCTGCGTCTAGTGTTGCTGTACCCAAAGCAACCGCTGCATCCAATACCGCTGATGTGCCTAACCCCAAGCTAGTCCTTGCCCCTGATGCTGTCGTGGCATTTGTGCCACCGCTCGCAATCGGAAGCGTACCCGTTACTTGTGTTGTTAAATCTACGCCTGTTAATGCGCCACCGAGAGTAAGGCTTCCACTAGATGTAACCGTACCAGACAAGCTAATACCGTTGACTGTGCCTGTGCCGCCTACGCTAGTAACTGTACCGTCAAACTGATCGTCTGAACTAACCGTAAAATTAGGGTATGTTCCCGTAACGGTTGTTGTCCCGCCTCCTGTAATGCTCACCACTTGATCCGGTGCTGTATTGGTAACTGTTACGCTTCCTGCGCCTTCAGTAACGCTAATACCCGTACCGTCTGTTAACGTAGCGTTTACCCATTTTCCGGTAGTTTGGTCACGAACCAACAATTGACCGTTGGCAGGGTTAGTGATATTTACGTCACCTTCAAACTGCCCTAACAAGCCACCGAACGCAAGACGCACAAACAACGAACCATTCGTTGCTGCATGGTCAACGGCACATACCACTACTTTAGGATTAGGCGCAGTCGGTAAGATTTTAGTCAGGCCACCGACTACACTTGGGTTTAAATATAATATCTGACCATCAACCCAAGTTTCTGCACCTCCAGTAGTGTTAATTTCACGCACAACGCCAAAGGTGGTTACATAGCCCCACTCATTAAGCGCAATGTTTTCTGTTGCCACGCCCATAATGTACTGAGCGTTCTCTGCTGTTAGCCCTGTAGCGGGTGCGCCCGTAAGTCCACCATTTGCCCCAACAGAGCCGGTAAACATCACCACTTGCCCTTCTGTGATTGCAGATGTGGCTTTAACTCTGATGTATTGCTCTTGGCCTACTTGCTGAATGGCGTTGCCACCGGTCATTACTAAACTGAGTGTTTGTGCGTTATCAGCATTGTCCCAAAACAAAGTCCCTGCGGCAGTTGGTAAGGTTGTTGGTGTCGTATCAAACTCAACAGCGTTAACACTCGACACATCACCATTGTCGCTAACTGTTACTGTAGAGTTTTGGATTAACTTGCCGGTCGTAGAATCAAACCTTGCAATAGCATTATCGGTTGAAGATGCCGAACCTGTTACATTTCCCGCTGTATATCCAAGTGCCGTATTAACGTCTGCCGCTTCTAGCGTAACATTGCCTGCTCGGGTGTTAAAAGTAACAACACCGCTTGCAAGTGCTGGCAAGGCTACCAACTCAGTTGTTCCGTTGGTGTATGTAAATTCTAAATAGTTAACACTTTCAATGGTAACAAGCTCAACACTTTCAATCCCTACGCCTGATGCGCTGCGGTCTAAGCTAATGGTAATAGTGCTGCCGCCCTGAACTGATGCAATAATGTTTGCCATGATAATCCTTAGTTTACGATTGCGTCAGAACGGACAAGGAACAACAAAAAGATGATCTTATCTTCTGCTGGCGTGACTGATGCCGCAGGAAATCCAATCTTAATGCGTCCTGAAAACCCTGCGCCGTTAATGTTTGCAATATCAAGTTCTGGGTCACTAGCAACCAACGCCCATGCAGCGCTGTTAATAACAAGCGTAAATGATCCGTTAGTGTCCGACCTGTTAGCAATCGTCAGCGGTACGGCTGTTGGTGTCGGTGTGTAGTCTGCAATGTCAAACGTCAGACCATAGCGGCTATCACGTACATTGCTTAATTGTCTGCGTATGATTTGAGCATCTATTGTTGCGCCCGTTAAATCTACAGGCGCATCATTGAATGTCAGATTTAGATTCCAGAATGTTTGCTGGTTATAAACTAACTCACCAGCAATAATTGGATTGTCGAAACCGCTCACTTGCGAGAGGGTCGCTTTATTGAAAACTGGCATGATATATCCTTTCTCGGCATTACCCTACTATGCACTCACAGCGGGTTAATCATGTCTTGTTTTATTGATTTTAGCCGCAGAGGTATATACAAGCAACCAATTTAACCTCTGTCGGGTCAGCAAATGTTACCGCTTCTCTAGCCTTTGCTACGGTATATGATCTAACAATATTATCTGATTGCTTCATTCCTTTACCTGCCGTTGACGATGTGACGATTAAATCACCTATGGCTATATTTCCCCCTTCGCCGCAACAATTTACCGCACCTTCACCCACTCCGTTAATAACTGTATTGTTATAAGTTAGAGCCAATGTGTCTACGTAAGTGGGGTCAGTAATCACTCCGTCTGTCATAAATGCCGCCGGTACACCATGCAGCAATGGACGTTGGCTAACAAAAATTCCAATAGCGCCCATTTGATTAGGTGTTGCTGATTTAGTGACAACCGTTAATGAATCTGTGATTTTTGTCACAATAATGCTGCTATCAATAACAATGTCACCTTCATCAATGCTTGTACCAATTGCAATTAGTCCATCATGCGAACCTGTAAACGGACTCCATGAGCCAGCTTGTGCGTAACCCGCATAACTTCCGTTGCCTGATGAAACTCCAATATATGCAAGACCTCCACCAACAGAACCAGATGCTGCAACCGCACAATTCTTCAACGCAGCATCAGGGTTTGCTGCATTAGAAAGTAATGCAAAGTCTGATACGAAACCATAGTTAGATGTGAACCTAGCCGCACCACCGCCGTTGTTTGTTGCCCAAGCGTTAGCTACTTGCAATCCGTAGATAGATTGTGCATCTTGAAATATATAAACAGCATTGCTATAACTTGGGTTGTTTACATACAAGCCTTGACTAGTGTTCCCGATAGTCATATTTCCGGCAGTCACAGACCCTAAGTTTGCAGTGATTGCACTAAGTGAGCCAACTTTTAAAGACGATAAATAAGGGACGCTCCATACCGTTTGATTGGTTGTCGGGCTATAAATACCGTCTGATTGAAATATAGACTCGCCTGCCGCAAACGTAGGCACTGTGCCTTGCCAAATTTCACCGCCGCCCCATGAATTTGTGGGAGGAAATGACGTAGAGCCTGAAGTCGTAACGGTAGACGGGCTTGTATTAAGTGTTGTCCCCGTGACTTTTGCATAACAAATTCTTGCGGATGCACCTGTTGTTCCTGTTGACCCTGTAGAACCTGTTGTGCCTGCGTAACCCCTTGCCGTAATGCTTGAGGTTGTCCAGTTAATTGATGATGTTGTCTCTGTCGCTGATGCCAACAGAGAAACCGTAGCGCCCCAAAGTGTGTAGCCTTCGCTTGGGCTTGTGCCGGGCGTTAAATCCCATCCGCTAGGCGTTGGCGTAAACAGTCCGGTGGACCATGTATATGTGCTTGTCCCTGTTGGGCTAGATGGAATGGAAATCTCCCATCTAAATACTGTAGGCGTAGCAGATTGCGTTCCTGCCGCACCGTTAAGAGATACAGCCGCCACGCCTGCGCCCGTTGTCCAATCTACAGTAGTTGCAGTAACTGTGCTGGCCTCAACGAGTTCTTTATATGCTTCCCATAGGTATATGTTAGGAATGCCGGGGTTTGCAGGAATCGTTGTAGACCACCCGCCGCCACCTGTATATGCTGAGTTTACGGCTGTTGCCCAAGTGTAAGTAGACGTTCCTGTAGGCGTTGATGGTGCAACCGTTGACCATTGGTAAAGATACGCTGACGCAGTCTTAATTCCAGCATCGCCTTTGGTAGCATATACATACTGTACTGAAGGTGCAGATACTTGCGTGATTGTGCCTGAACTATCTTTATATCGTATTGGCACCAGCAAACTAGCGGTATTGCTTGTCATGGCTGTTGGCGCAGGAAACAACGCAGACAAACCTGAAACACTAGGATCGCCGACCGTAATATTTGTCTTGGATATATCGGCATATCCTGTTGTTGATGAGTTGCCGATTCTCCAAGTATTGTTTACAAAGGATGCTGCCGTGTCAGTTTGACCATTGGAAAACTGAACTTGTCCTACATTTGTTGCACCGTTTAGCGTAGCAATAGCCGTTGTAAATGTTGCCGTCGATCCATCAAAAGGCACTAAGATTGCCGCTGGACTAAATGCCGCCACAAACGTACCGCTACTTCCCGTAGGATTCCAATTAAATACGGGCGTAATTGGTGACAAGATAGATTGCGCTACTTCGTTTCCGACCTTGTAAGCAAAATAATAATTGTTTGGTGGCAATACCGTATCTACAAAGTCATAGTTAATACCTTGAGCAAACGGACTTGATGTAACTAGCTTTTGCGAATCAATGACGTTCCAATCAATATCCGCAGGCGTAGCTGTGGTTGTGTAAAACAATTGAACATTTGTAACCCTGCCGCTGCTTGGAATCGTTACCCGAACATCAAAAGATGGTACTGCTGCATCAGGCTGAACATCTAAAATTTCAGGCATTGTTAATGCGCCAAAATAACCGCCCGCCATTAAATCAGAGTTTGCTACTGGCTCATACTTGGTAATATCAAAGTTATCGTAAACAGCTTCACTATATTCAGCCAATTGAATTTGTGCGCCCAAGTTGCCATTGTCTAAAGACGCTTCCCGAACTTGCATTACTCTAAATAGCTTGGCATTCCAACCATAGTAAGCGTTAGTAATACTCACAACATCACCGGCATTAACTTGAATGCCTTCGTATGTGGTGTTAATTGTTAGGTTTAAATCTTCTCTAGCTTGCTCTAACAGTCTGTTAGCTAAGTAATACGCTTGGACATTATTGTTTACAAGGTCGTAATTAACCGTAGTTCGATTAATTGGCTCATTGGGGTAAAGTATTCCAACAGGCGTTTCGATATAAACGTAATTAAATTGATCTCGGTTAGCGTTTTCGGGGAACCGTCCTTCAATCTGATTAATAGACGTTGTAATGTCCATCCCGCCAACGGTAATAGCCCCGATAATATTGGAATCATCAAAAGCAAATGAAGCGGTTTCTGCCTTGTTAATAACAACAGCCCATTTGCCGGTTGTCTCTTGGTATGTCATCCAAGAATCACAAGCAGTCAGAATACTATCTACGTTCTGCAATACGTTTTGATTGGTGTCTAACACGCCGCCAATGCGATAACGTGATTGAGTGTAAAGTGTGCCGCCTTGATCTCTAAATTCTATAAGTTGATCAGAGTAAATATTAAGAGCAACCGCAGACGCATAGTCCACATACGCAGGGTCAACCGCTGCGCCGTAAATTGGGTTTGTCATGTAGTCGTACCAAACATCCCCAGGCTTTGCTACGCTTGTGCCTCTTAAGTTATGTTGTACGTAAAAGGTAACCGGCTGAAGTTGTGTGGTTTCAGCATCACGGTTATAAACTAATCTGATAATCGCAAACGCTAGACCGTTCATTTGCCGCCCACTAGCAGGCCATTCTTGACCTGCCGGTACACCGTTGGCAATCGACATTATGCTTTGCGGGGTGCTTGCGCTTGGGCTTGTGCCGCCCACATCTAGATTAGTAATCACCCCTGCTGATGTTGACCTAAACAAGTGAATGTACAGATAACCATTTATCTTTGTGTCTACATTGCCAGCGCCATCAGTCAGGCTGATAACTTGAGAAGGATTCGTAGGCTCAAACGCTACTAGCCTATCACCATAATAAAACTTGTTTTTATCAAAAGTAAGTTGACCGTCTTCGCTGATGCCGGTAATAGCCATCACGTAATACATCGTAGCGCTATCAGTTGTCAGCACCGCATCGACAAACTTCCCACCAATGTAAGCATCACCATAGACAATAGGGATAGCCCTTGTTGTGTCCGGTGGGACTTGTAACCTTACGCCTTGATCTGGTGTAGAGCCGGGTGCGGTATTGCTTGGAGTCAAAACCTTAGACACAAGAAACGAAACCGCCATATTGACAGCAAACGCAATTGCTAATGTCCCTATGGTTGCCGTTGCTAAAGTTGCTCCTGTAATCGCTAAAGCAATGGTCATGCCGATAGCAGACGCTTCAACCGCATAGGTGACTGACAGTAACAAAATCGCTAGTTTAATCATTATTGAATCCAGTTTTCGTCTAACTTTTTAAACCCAAACTTTTCGTATTTTATGTTTGGACTTGTTACCATCTTGCCAATACTGAAAAACTTAATCCTGCCCGACTGCTTTAGTTCATTGCCGTAGTCTACATATTGTTTAAGCAATCTATAACCAATTGACGTATTACGATGCTCGGGCTTTACGTACCAAGCCAATTCATAAAGCTGCAACGTTTTGTTACACCACACACTAGGAGCCATCAAAGCCATTACTAAACCCTTGTTCGGCTCAATAAAAATTATTCCTGCCCCCGCAAGGATCGTGTTTAAAAGTTGATCCCAGTATTCAGGGTTATGTAATTCTCTTAACTCTTGAATATTGCTTTCATTTTTAAACTCAACCATCATTTCAATTATGTCTTGTTTATCAAACTTGTTTGCTTGTCTTATCACTTTAGTTATTCCCGTTTGGACTCCAGCCTTCGTCTACTGGCGTTGTGTTTGTATCTTCCGATATCCCTTGCAATGAAGTTGGTTCAGACTGACCGCCGCTAATTGGAGGTTTACCAAAGTCAAAATACAATCCTGCAATCACATTTACTCGGTTCATGCTTGTATCGGCAGGGTAGAAGGTTTGCCAGTTGGTGCTATTCGTTCTCATCCCTGATACTCGGTTTTGCAATACCAAACGCATAGACGAACACGAAGCAATCGCCGTAGCGATACGCATTCTTAACTGTTCGTTATAGTCCTCATTGATTGCAAAGTTACTAATAATACCTTGGTAACGTTTAAAGAATTGATTAGTTGGTGTAGTAATAATTTGATTGTTTGAATCAAGAAAACCACGCCAAATCTCAACCGTTGAGCCTTTTATGTCGCTATCAAGAATCATTGCGATATTGTTTGGGTCAATGCCCGTAAGCATTAGCCGCATATCGTAGCTACTTGCTTTAATGTCCCTTTGTATCTCAGAGATTCCAAGAAAGCTACCCATGCCTTGCCATGTCACACCATCAAACACGATAGGAGCTGCCGCATTGCAAAATGTGTAGGTAGCATCCGGCATTGTTAACCGGACAAACTCAGCATGATTAATAGATGGTGCGGACAATGCCGCCATTGTAGTTGTCATGTTTTAACCGTTTGAAATGTTTTCTCTAAACACAAATGGCGCATTCCATTCTACAAAAGCACCGTCTGTCATCGGGTTTAATGTATAGGTCGGGCATGACTCAGCAATTACGTTAAATGCCACATTGTTTCCAATTGTTACGACTGATCCCGAGCTTGGCGCACCGATTAATGGTCTATGAATATTAACAGTAGTTCCTGCGCTATCGGCTGTTACTTTATAAACATAGCCGCCAACCTGAATAAAATCACCGGCTTTGTATGTGCCGTTACTACTTAGCGTCAGAGTTTGCGTATTAGGCGCAGGCGTTGCTGCAATCGTAGCGGCTGTTGCTGTACCTTGCATCTTTGTAAACCATTGCAAGTTAGCCGAATTAAACGTGATATTAGATGCTAACTGACGGTCTGCATTGTCGATGGCCTGAATAACCGCCCGAACTTGTGGATAGTATAGGAAATTATGTGGGACTATAGTGAACACCCAAGGCACAGCAGTTAGGTATTGAGCTACCCGTAACTGTCCTGAGCGGCTAACTTGCTGTCCAATCGTTCTACGGTTGTTAACCATCATACTAGTCTGTATGTCTACGATTGTTTGGAAACTCATGTTCTGCTCCGATTATTCGAGATAGACTTTGAAGCAAACTGGTTAGCAGACCATACCGCCCGAGAGCTTCCGTAAATTCTATCCTCGAATGACTTAGTATCAATTGCGTCAATATAGTTATTTGTGATATTTGTCACACCACCAATAGAGCCTAGCTCGTTGTTGGGTATAACCGTTCCTGACCTATCTGGCACAAACAATTCTGCGCCACGCTCACCAACCACGTAAGCCTCACCCGCTGATGCTGCCCCGCCTTCCGCTAGAAACCCGCCTATATCCATGTTGCCAAATGAGTTGCCCGTACCAAAGCCACCGCCAGAATAAAATCCTATAGCGTTACTAATTGCTCCAATGCCAGCCTTTAGCAATTGGCTTGCTTGCATCTTCATTTCAATTTTAAGCAAGTCTTTAATGACGCTAGCGGCAAAGTCCCCAAACGCAAACTTTCCGTGATCTACAAAATTATCGATAGCCGATGACATAGCGTTTGTAAACGATGAAAACATATCGCTTGCCATTGTTGCGTAATTTTCTGCATCCTCGGCATACTGTGCAAATGCTGTATTCCAACCATACGAAAATGTACGCTGCGCTGCAATACTTTCCTCTGCTTGAATCTGTGCCAACAACGCCCAACCATCACCTAATTCTTGAATGGCTTGGCTCTCTGCATCAAACTGTCTAAGTACTTCTGCATTAGCTCCCGCATTGACCGCATCCATGCGAAGCTTAACAATCTTTTCTAGCTGTTGATTGGTTGACTTCAATACATCGTTATATGCACCTTGTACCGCTTGCTGATCTCTGGTAAGCCCAAGCATTGCATCTTGAGACTTCTGCATCTTCAGATTAAATTCTTGGCTGCGATTAAACTCGTCTGATAGTTTCCTTGCGGATTCGATCATCTTTTCAATCTTTTCCGCTTCTCTATCTGCGTCAGTTTTGCCGCCAACCATTCTAGGTGCTGGAGGTTTTTTAGCTTGTTCTACTTCCTCAGGCTTAACGTCTTTCTTTAA